CCCACCTGATAAGGGCACATCAGCAATGATGGAAGCACCAGAGACGCAGGGGAAAATGTGATAAACGATTACGTTATGTAAGATCTTTGTCGATTTTTCTCTGCGTCTTTTTGTCGGAGAAAGTCGAAAGGAATATGTATAGGACAAAAAGTGTCATATATTGCCAGATATGTTTTAGAATAAGAATAATATTTTAATAGGCAAAGATTTTTACATACATAGTTACATAGCGAATTGTTGAATGAAATGTGGATGAACGCATGGAGTACTCTCTTTTGCAGAGAGGGCTGGTAACTAATGGTTGTAGAGGTCTTTTTTTATTGCCTCCGCAACAGATTCAGAAACTGAGAGGAGGTGATAATCGTGGAATATATGAATGATTATGATCCGAAAATGATTGGAAAACGTATAAAGGAAACTGCTCAGAGCAAGGGATATACAGCAGAGAAACTTTCAGAAATTACGGGGAATGGAATACACACCATAAACCGGATATATCAGGGCACTAGTATAAGCACTGAATACATTTGTCAGCTCAGTCAAGTGTTAGGAGTATCCACAGATTATCTCCTTCTGGGAAAGAAGGATCGAATGGAGGAAAAACCAAGCAGGGAAGAAATTTTCCAAATTCTTGGCGGGTTAGACGATACAAAATTGATAAAATTGGCAGGTGCAGCAAAGATTCTTTATGACATTGCGTAGGTACATATTATTTGGATGAAAATTCTAATAATATGTACCTTTTTTCTTTTCTTAACTATACAAAAACTGTGTAGTTATTTCGCTCATTCTCTACAGAAACTGTTCTTCATTTTTTCCTGGGGTTATTTTACGATAAATACAGGTCGTAAGACCGGATGACATGCGCATACATCGTAACGAAAAATATATGATGGCGGCTACATCAGGCTGCAGAAGAAGAAGTGTGTTTAAAATGAGCGATATAGAAACAACGGATGTTGATATGTTTACGATAGGAAATAATCTTCGGGAGCTTCGAGAACAGAAAAGGGTAACACAGATGCAGGTAGTTGATGTGTTGGGAGTTAGTTATACCCATTATGCAAAGATCGAAGAAGGTATGAGAGGTATGAGTCTGAAAATGCTGATAAAGTTGATCAGATATTTTGAAACAGATGCCAACACGATACTTGGAAGTGCAGCAATGGGGGTAGCGTGATGGAAGCGAGAAGAGCAAGGAGAAGAGAAAAAAAGAAACAAAGAATGGCAAGACAGGAGAATATCCCTTGCATTGTGTTTCTGGCAACGGACGAAGAATCGTTTGAACTGGCAGAAAAGAAAGAGGATCGGCAGTTGCGATACATCAATCAATATGCAGATGCACATGGGTTGATTCCTATGAAGATCGTGCGTAAGAGCTGTTTTGCCCCGTATGTTGTAAATCAAATGTATAGCCGGTGTATTGATTGGATGCAGCAGGGAAAGGCAGAGGCTATATTGGTTGCCAATATGGAGTATCTTGCTTTGGATGAAGAGGATGCCTATCGCAAGGTTGGACAAGTAAGAAAAGCGGGTTTTCGAATATTTTCTGTGGATGATGGAGAGTTGAAAATGAATATCCGATTCCGGGCGGAGAAAGAGAGGAAGATAGGATGAAACAGAATAATATAAAGAATATATATCGTGGAGATATTATTTGGGTGGATTTGGGAGAATTTCCCGGCAGTCATAGACAATCTGGAAAAAGACCATGTCTGGTTGTCAGTACAGATAAAGGAAATGGTCCGGTATATACAGTAATGCCGGGAACCAGCAAGCAGGAAAAGAAGGCATTTCCGGTACATGTGACAGTATTTCAGAAGGATGTCTTTGGAAGGCTTGGAAAAACAACGGTTTTCATGGCAGAGCAGCTTGTAACAATAGATGACAGGCAGATTTTAATGAAAGCAGGGCATATTCCAGAGCAATCAGACGTCATGCAAAAAATCAACGACCTTTTAAAGCGTCAGTTGGGTTTGGGAGAGTGATGAGATTGGAATCAGATAATATGAACATTCCAATATGGGAAAAAGCGATGTTGACGAAACAAGAAGCTGCATTATACAGCCATATCGGAATCAACAAGCTTGAAGAAATGTTAAAAGTTCCAAATTGCCCATTTGTTTTATATGTTGGAAAGAAAAAACTGATAAAACGCAGGGAATTTGAAGAATATTTGTCCGAGCAGATCGAAATATAGGATTTTACATTTGAGCCTCTTTATGATATGATTAAATTTGAGTATTGAGGCTCTTTTTGTGTGAAAGGAGCTGCAATATGGGTAAAAACCTAAAAGGAAAAGAGCTTGGTCTGGGAATAAGCCAAAGAGAAGATGGCTACTATGTTGGAAGATATACGAATAAATATGGGAGGCGTGTTCAAAAATTATTCCTAAAGCTTCAAGAGTGCAGACAGTGGCTGGCTGACTCCGCATATCGCGATGAACACAGCAATATGGATTTCCCGGAGGAAATGACGGTTGATTCGTGGTTTGAGTATTGGATTTCGATGAAGAAGAGAACTGTTCGACCAAATACAGTTCGAAACTATACGGAACGATATCACCGCAATATTAAACCGGTTATAGGGAAAAAGATACTGGGGAGTGTGAATACCATTCAATGCCAGACGGTTATGAATCGTATGGCGGATGAAGGCTATCGCACTTCAACAATCTATCAGGCGCGGATTACATTGTATAATATGTTGGATTATGCCTATCAGAATGATGTGATCATGAAGAATCCATGTAACAAGATGGTTCGTTCTGACATAGGTAAGCCTTCTGAAAAGAAAGAGGCATTGACATTACAGTATCAGCGTGAGTTTTGCAATGTGATCAAGGGAAGTGCGTACGAGTATCAGTACCGTTTCCTGTTACAGACCGGTCTTCGTACCGGAGAGCTGGTAGGGTTGAAATGGTCAGACATTGATATGTATCGCCGTACCATGACGATAAGGCGCTCTATGGAGTATCGCCATTCTACAAAGGAATGGAGGATTGGTGAACCGAAAAGCAAGGCGGGATATCGAACGATACCATTGACAGAGGAAGCCGTTGAGATCTTGAGACAGCAAAAGATGAAAAATAATGCGCTCAAGGTTACGGTGATGGAGTGGTCAGAGTTTGTATTCCTTTGCAGAAAAGGAACACCGGTTAAGAACAGCACATATGATACGATGCTGTTCAAGCTATGTGATAAAGCGAAGATTCCCAAGTTTTCCATGCATGTGCTGCGACATACGTTTGCAACCAGATGCATTGAAGCTGGAATGAAACCTAAAACATTACAGACAATCTTAGGTCATTCCAACATTGGGATCACCATGAACCTTTATGTGCATACAACAGAAGAACAAAAACAAAAAGAAATCGACCAGATTGCGGATGCTTTGAAAGTGGTTTAATTTTTTTTGCTCTCAAAAATTGGTACATGATTGGTACGTTAACCAAAATTTTTGAGGGCAGAAAAATTGCTGCCTCGAAAAATTGGTACATAAATTGGTACATAAACGAGATGTCAAAACCCGCAAGCCCCGTAAAATCAAGGTTTACAAGAAAGGAAAGATAGAAAATGAAACTAGGAATTGTGGTACTATTGCCGATTTCATGTTCCTATTCATATATCCATGAAAGCCTATAAAGCTATATACTATCGGCGGTTGGGCAAATTCAATGTAAGATATATGCCTATATAAATTTATGTAAATTTATGGCAAAATTGTGTAGTGATTGTGTAGTAGATTAGAGCCTTGATTCATATTAAAATATAATTTTGATTTTGCAAGCAACAGCTGATATTTATTTCGGATGTACATCATTGATATTTCATTAAAAATATAGTATTCCTTGTGTAATATTATCTTGGTTGCAGATTGGTTGTCATATTGTTCCCATATGGTTGATTTATGGTTGCATAAGTAGTATAGATTAGTTTAGTATAGTAGAGGTTAAGATAAGAATAGGAGAGAGAAGAATAGAAAAGTATAGGGAAAAACGGAAATTGAAACAAGAAGAGCTGTAATAGTCAGTACAGTTGGATTTAGGTATGGTATATTTTTGTTGTTTATGCTTGCATTCTGTTTGGAAATCTGTTATTGTAAAGTTACTCCAAGTGATGAGCTTGGGTTTGAGGAAACTCGGTGAGTTCAATTATCGTGTTACATTCTGGTGAATGTATCAGGTGCGATATTTGGGCTCTTTTTTTGTTTTATGGAGAATTTAAAGGTGGTGAATGTTTTGGGTGGTAAAGGATCCGGAAATAGAATGGTAGCAAAAAATCAGGCATGGAAAAAGTCTCCTGTTATTGGCGATAATGGCATTACTGCCACGAAAGAGGAAATCAGCAAGATAACGGCTCACGCTCTGGAAATTGCTTTGTGGGACGAGATAGACACGAAAGACCCGGAGCAGTTAAGAGACAGAACGCTGAAATATCTCCAGTATTGTATTGATAACAATATCAAGCCCGGAAACCTTGGATTGTATAACGCATGGGGCTTAACCAAGGGAGAGGTTAGTAACATTCAGCGTGGGGAGCCCAACTCGGCACGCACTGGCGTCATTAAAAAAAGTCGACAAATTATGTCTCAAATTCGGGAACAGTTGATGTCTGATGGTAAGATCAACCCCGTTACAGGGATCTTCTGGCAGAAAAATTGGGATGGTTTGAAGGATCAGCAGGAGGTTGTTCTTGAACCACGAAGGCAGATTGAGGCAGATCAGACACCAGAACAGGTGCAGCAGATGTTGGAAGCCGATATTCCTTTGGATGAAGGTCCTCCGTAAAATTGATAAAAAAAATGCACCACAATTGAATGTGATGCATTTGATGCGTTGAGCTTAAAGTAAGCAAATATGTTTGCTAATGGCTTGTTCTATCTTAGGCGGTTGAATTCCGATGTAGCGTTGGGTGATAGCTGCTGATGAGTGCTGTAGCAGATGGCGCACTAACTCAATGTCGCAGTCGTTATTTTTATAGATTTCAGTTGCATAAAACTTGCGGAAACTATGCGTACTGATGTTATCATAGCCTAAATAATCACATACGATTTTGAGTTGCTTTTGCACAGCTCTGTCTGATATGTCAAAGAGTTTGGCTTGGCTATTGATCCCATGGTCCGTTGCGTATCGCAGGATATAGTTATAGATGTCAGGTATAACGGTAAATGTTCTGACTTTGCCGGTCTTTTGCTCGCATATGTCAAGGCGGTACCTGCTGCCATCTTTGATAATGTCTTTGATATGCAATTGCAATATGTCGGATATCCGTAATCCTAGATTTGCTTGCAAAACAAGGATAGTAGCTAGGCGTTCGTTTGGTTTGAAAGAATGTTTGTTCCAGACAAAGCCGCTTCGGATGGTTGATATGATGGTTTTGTATTGTTGCTGGTCCAAGGCTACTGTTTTTTTGTTCATGTGATCACTCCTTTTGAGTTCGTATTTTGCAAGTGGTTTAGTTCGTATAAATAGTATAGCACAGGATGTAAACGCTGTAAACTAAGGAAAGTTCGTTTTTTGCATATTATACGAACTTTGCAAGAAGAGGGGGGGCGGGGGTTACAGGCGAGGGCGTCAGCCCTCTGCTCAGCCCCTCAAGGAACGAAAAAACAAAAAAGGAGATGTAATATGCAGGCTTTGAAAATTGCAACAATCATATTCAACATAGCGATGTTGCTGTGGATGATTGTGTTGGATTGCAAAGAAAAAAATACGGGCACAAGTGTAGGGTTCAAGATCTTGTCGCTTGGCTTTGGTGGAACAATCGTATATTTGATTATGAATTAGCAGAAAGGAAAAGGTGATGAAATGAAAAAGAAATTGTTGGCAGTGTTATTGGCAGTGGCATTGACCATGTCATTAACAGGATGTACGGAAGCGGAAAAAGTGTCAGAGAATGTCTCTCAGGAAGCAGATAACTTCAATGTGCTGCGGAGATTAGCGGTAATCAATTCAAGAACGGACAAGGTAGAATTTGAACTCATCGGTGCATTTTCTCTCGAAGTGGAAAACAAGAATAAGATCAATGTGATCTGCGAAATGGAGGATGGATCATACAAAAAACATATCGTTGGCCTGAATCAGGAGACTATGTATGTGGTTGAAGATATTGGCGGTGCCAAAGTGAATAAATACAAGTATGAGGTCAATTACATTCCGGAGTCTATCGTTCCGTTCACTGTAACGAGTAAGAAATAGATAGTGGCAGGCTTGACACGATAAACATGAATGCTAACCGGTGAAAATCGGTTAGTGGCATATAGTTCAGCGGTAGAACGCTTGATTGTTAATCAAGATGTTGCAGGTTTGAGTCCTGCTATGCCTGTTCCCACTGGTTTGAATCCTCTCTTACAGTGGGATATTGTGGATCTAGATGCCAATCTAGTTTTTTATTACACCTTTTCCCTGTAGCAAGAGCAGTGAATGTGTGTCAAAAGCACAGCGGGGATTATTTGAAAAAAGGATATGGAGGAGGGTGGTACATACGATCGTAACAAAGCATGCCAAATATCGTATGAAACAGAGATGCGGTATTGGGAAGAACTCAATCAACAAAATGGCAAAGAAAGTGTATCAGTTAGGTGTGCGGCATGCAGAGACATCAGGAAATCTGCAAAAGTGGGTTGACAGTTTGTATTTTTACAATAAATCTGCCAATCAGATCCGGCTATATGGAGATATGGCATACATATTTCACAACCAGAAGTTGATTACGGTTATTAAGGTGCCGGAGAACCTTGTTCCTGACATCGTTGCAATTAGAAGATTCAAAGAAGAGAAAGGCAGGAGAAAACATGAATCAGATCGAAGAACACAAAAAATTGGTTGAATTTCTGCATGATGTATATGTGCGGAAGAATCATGACTACGGAGACAGCTTTTCAAGATCATTTGGTAAATATGGGGTTACGGCAGCACTGGTCCGCATGGAAGATAAATGGAATCGATTGGAAAATCTTGCTGGCGGCGCAAAACAGAGAGTACTGGATGAGGGCCTCCGAGATACCTGTCTTGATCTGGCGAATTATTGTCTGATGACGGTAATGGAATTGGATCGAAAGAATGGGGCAGAAAAACAGAGCATATTTGAGGAACAGGCGAAGAGTGAGACTGCAAAAGATCACATTATTGTTGATGATCTGATGGATGGGATTAATGAAGCCATTGAAAAGGGCACTGTTGAGCTCGTAATACCTGATAAGTTGGAAAGAGAAAAGAAATTAATTGATGAGGGTAAGGTGATGGCTCTTTATAAAGCAAAGTGGTCACAGAAAAAGATTGCTGATGAGATGGGATGCTCACAGTCGAGGATTTCACAGATCATTCGGGCACATAAATAGATTGATAGGGGTGACAACAATGAATAAAGAACTATTAAACAAAGCAAATAATTTGATGCATGACATTGAAACAATAGAGAAGGTTATTGATGAGAGAGAAAATAGTCATCATTGGATTACAGTAATAGCACCGAATCATAAAGATAGTTATTATTCATGCAGGTTTATGGATGAATTAGCTGAGTGGATGAAAAAGAAAAGAGAAGAATATCAAAAAGAATTTGAACAGTTGAAATGAAATTGATGTGTCGAAATTTGTCGGACGAAAATGGTTCTTTGACAATTGAATATTGGTGGTGGATGAGATATTATTTCTCTATCAAATTACGAAAAGGGACAAATATATGCCAAGAACTGATTTTGTAGAGAAAACGATATTTAATATTGAGGGGTTCAATGTTAATTTTATGAAGAACGGGAAAAACCTTAGAGGTGAGGTGCAACAACCAAGTAATTATATTGCGAACAAAGCAAGTAAAAACACATATACAGTATCTCGTTTTATTGATAAGTTGAAAAAACAATATCCGGGATATGATTTTGAGGTATTAAAAGCGGATGGTGAGCCCGCAGATTCTCGTATGACGTTAGCAACAGTGAGAGATACATACAGTGAATGAAATATTCATCTAAAATAGATACCAACCATCAATATTCAATAACGAATAGGGGGTTGGTATTTTTTATTTGCAGGAAAGATATGCAGAGTTCCCATAATGGTATTGGAGCAGATTGCTAATCTGTCGGTCGTTAATTCGGCTTGTGGGTTCGAGTCCTGCACTCTGCGTTGTGTCAACACTTGTGCAGAAACCAATGTCGGCAATGGAAGAACAGAAACTAGCTGTTGGCATTATCAATTTACTCTCGGCAAACATCATTAGTGATGGTTCGAGAACGGTATAACAAAGTCCGTATGAACTGTACAAATACAGCAACAAAAGCAGTTCAAACCGTAAGTAGATGCTGTGAACTTGCGGTATCGGATAGTAGTTCAGTTGGGAGAATACTTAGTGCGCTAAGAGGTCATGGGTTCAAATCCTGTCTATCCGATTTATTTGGTCAATGGTATGCGGTTGATTTTAAGGAGGCTGTATGTGCATGACAATTATTGAATATGCAGAAAAATTAGGGTATAAACTTAATTCAGCGCAAATGATGCTTTTGAATAAAATTCAAGAAGCGAAAGAACGTGATCTGCAACTGTTTATCTGTTGTCCACCTCGGATGGGAAAAATGAAGATTGCAGATATAGTTGAAAAATACAATAAATAATACATTACCGGCTACAAACAGTTGTAGTCGCTAACCTGAAACAATTACAGGCAGATTTGCGAAGGCATCTCTGCTTTGATGGAGGTGTCTTTTTTATGTCAGAACAAAACAAGAAAATTATAGCAGGCCTGCATCGAAAAGACCTAACTAATATAAAATTTGCTAGCGCATTGCTTGATATGGCGATCGAGGAAAAGAAGGATGATTTGAATTTTGCATTGCAGCAGGCAAAGGAAGTACAGCAGATTGCGGCAAGGGAGAGTCGAAAGAAGAATAGCATTGAGTTCGCAACCCTGTATTGGAAAGCTACTCTGATGCTGGCACCGTATTTCTTTGAGGATTTTCTGTATTACATGGAAAAGGATCGGGCACCGGACAAGAGATTTTATATGCCACGCAGACGAACACTGAAAGTGGTAGTTGATGATTTGCAGGACTTGGAAGATGGCAAGTTGGATTTTTATGGGTTATCCATGCCCCCTCGTGTCGGCAAGTCCACAATATGCATTTTCTTCATGGCATGGGTCATGGGAAAGCGTCCCAATAGCCATAATGCGATGTCAGGACACAGTGGTATCTTGGCAGATGGATTTTATGGTGAAGCACTTAATCTTATGGAATTGGATGTACCGGAAGAAAAAAGACAGTATCATTTTCTGGATATATTCCCACAGACATTTTTGCAAAAGAAGTCAGCAGAAAAGAAAGAAGTGACTTTGAACGATCCGGATCGTTTTGCCACATTAACCTGTCGTGGTATTGATGGTACATGGACGGGTGCAGTTGATATTTCTTGGGACGGTTATCTGTATGTCGATGATATGGTCCGTGACAGGCAGGAGAGTTTGTCTCCGTCACGATTAGAGGGCAGATACCAGGATTATCTTAACTTGCTTGTTGATCGTAAGAATGACGGTACAAGAGAATTGATGGTAGGTACTAGATGGAATATTCTGGATCCGCTTGGCAAAGTAGAGAAACAGTACAAGGATAACCCACGATACCGTTTCAGAAAGATTCCAGCACTTAATGAGAATGGGGAGTCCAATTTTGTTTACGACTATGGCAAGGGATTTTCAACGGAATATTTCCTGAATGTGAAGAGTCGTTTGGATAAGAACGAATGGGAGGCGAAATATCAGCAACGCCCATTTGTGCGTGAGGGATTGCTTTTTGCAGAGGATGAATTGCAGACGTACAATGGCGTGTTACCGCCTGAGAGTAGTTTGATCCGTGTATTGGCTGCCTGTGATGTGGCTTGGGGCGGCGGTGACAGTCTGTCGATGCCGTTTGGGTACGAATATGATGACGGCTATATTTACATTCCGGATTGGATTTTTAACCGGGGGGATAAGACGGTAACACAGCCGATTGTGGTTGGAAAAACATTGTATCATAAACCGCAGATGGAACATTTTGAGGGAAATAACGGTGGTGATGAGTATGCGGACAAGATTGACGACATGCTCCAAAAGGAGGGATACAAATGCAGCATATCTTCCAGCAAGGCACCAAATACCATGAGCAAGCTGGCAAAGATCATTCAGTATGCACCAGATATAAAGAGAAGATGTAAATTCCTTGCGGCTAATAAGAGGGATAAAGAATATCATGATGCGATGGATGAGTTAAATATGTTTGTGCAGATTGGGAAGAACGATCATGATGATGCAGCAGATGGAATTACACAGTTAGTAATGCTTGCAAATGGGGCTACCATTTGTAAAGCGAATATATCACAGAGAACATTTTAGGAGGGGTTCATATGACGAAGGATATTTTGAAGCAGTATAGATTTTTATCGGAAGTGATCCGTAAGGACGAAGAGAAGCTGCAGCATTATAAAGATAATCCACCGGAGGCATATCTTGGAAAGGTGCAGTCTTCCAATAAGCAGTTTCCATATCAGAGAACCATGGTGACGGTGTGTGGCAGTGAGGTAAAGGACAGGAAATATTGGAAAGATAAACAGTATGAGTTGATCGTGAAACTGCATAATGAGCGTATCGAGCTGGAGAAGTTGCAGTTAGAGGTTGATATCTTCCTGACAACTATTTTTGATAGCAGGGATCGCTTGATCTTCGAGTATCTTTACCGGGACGGTATGACACAGCAGGAAGTGGCTGACAAGCTGTATATGGATCGGAGTACAGTGTCGAAGGTGGTTGATCGGTATTTAAATATTTGAGTAATAGTTGAATTTCAAAGAAGTACGTGATACTATAAATCTTGAAAAGGGGGACGATATAGTATGGGAGACATAAGACATAAAGTTAAATGGATGGTTGGTGGCGCTGTAATTGCGTCTGTATTTATATTATTTATATCACATTTTGGAATTTCAAATATAAATTCCATTGTGGTTAAAAATGATGGAATTGTAAAGTGTATAGATATAGGGATTTCTGCATTATCGATGTGGTCGATTTATTTTTTATACAGACAGATCAAATCTGAACACGAAAAGGGGAGAAGAGAAAAAGCTGCTGAATTATTATTATCGTGGACATTAAATGTAAAACCAGAAGCGAATAGTGCAATGAAAATTGTAGAATGTTTTAATAAGGAGCAGTGTGTTTCATTAAATAAAGAGGAAACATTTTCTGTTGATTGTATATTGTATAGTGAAATTGAGACAATAATTCCGAGCAAAAGGAAACCGGATATAGAAGAAAAAGATATGAAAGCACGGTGTGAAACTTGTAATGGCGACAGGAAATCCCAATGTGTACATGATATAGAGTTAACGGTTAAACAGGTAAAAAAATTAAGATACCTTATAATATCATATCTGAATCTTTTAGAATCAGTCCTAGTAGCATGGAAAAATGGTATTGCGGATAAGGATATTATAGAAGAGCAGTTTGCGTTTTTACTTAAACCAAAAGAAAATAAAAATTGTTTAGAAGATTTTAGAATTGCTTGTGGATCTGAGGTGGCTTATCCTGCAATTGAGACATTTTGCAGGACTTTAGAAGAAAAAAGACGGAACAAGTTGATTAAAAAGGATATAATTGAGTAAATAGGAGGACTGAAATGGAGTATAAAGTAGAATTATTTCAAAAAAATATTGACAGTGACAATAAAAGTGAATTTCAAGAATTATTAAATGTAAATGCGAGGGAAGGATGGAAATTAGAAAAAATAATACCTCAAATTGACAGTTACAGCGATTCATTTGAAGATGCATCAGGTTTTTCAGTTGATTGCTGTGCAAATATAGCAACTGATTCGATAGTGATGATTTTTTCTAAATAAAAACTTTTCACACAATTCACACTCAAACAATGTTAATTTAATAGTATGAAACAGTATTAAGGAGCCAGACGGTCTACAAACCGCCGTGGCTCTTTTTCTATGCATTTACATAATGTAATACAGAGAGAGGTGGATTGTCGTGCAGTTTGGAAGAAAACAGATATTTACAGATGTGATGCAGATTACAAGGGATAATGTTATAAAAGTGCTTCAGGATGCCTTGATTGTACATGAGCAAAATCGTACAGCGATTAAATTCCTATTGGATTATGAGCGTGGTCTCCAACCGATTGATAATCGAATCAAAGAGATCCGACCAGAAATCAACATCAAGGTCAAGGACAATATGGCTGCGGAGATCACGGAGTTTAAGCTGGGGTATGAATGGGGCTCGCCAATCCGGTATGTACAGCGAGCTAACAAAGGAATCCGAGAAAATAACAAAGATGCGGATAATGTCGGGATTGCAATGCTCAATGAGATGATGGAGGAAGAAAACAAGCCATCTGCAGATCAGGAGCTGGCGAGGTTTATTGAAATCTGTGGAGTTGGATATCGGCTGATTAAGGCAAAGCCGGATCAGTATCGGTTTGGAAGTTCGGTTGTGGATATTCTGACGTTAAATCCAATGAATACTTTTATCGTGTATTCCAATGATGTGTATCGCAGACCAATTATGGGCGTGTCATACATCACCGATCAGAATGGAAATTCTACCTATGGTTGTTATACAGAGGACACCTATTATGAGGTCGAAAATATTATCAAGATGACTAAAGAAAAGAAGCGTGCAAAGTGGTTTGTGTCCAATGGAAATGGGAGAAAGAATATACCGGCGGCAATCCCTATTGTTGAGTATATCAACGATTATGACCGAATGGGATGTTTTGAGCGTGTAATTTCGGAGATTGACGCCTTAAATGTCGTAACATCGGACAGAGTGAATGATATTGTCCAGTGTGTGCAGTCATTGCTGTGGGTGCATAACGCGGAATTGCCAAAGGATGAGAATGGCAATTCCACCGTAAGAAATGGGGCATTGATTGAAACAAAGTCTACCGGCAATGGTCATGATCCGAAAATGGCATATCTGTCCAAGGAGATGTCACAGGATGGAATCCAAACACTGACACAGAATTTTATTGATCGTATTCACGAAAAGACAAATGTGCCGGGACGGCAGGAGCAGGGAGGTGGTTCTACCGGATCTGCAATGAATTTATCAAACGGATGGCAGGCAGCGGAGCTTTCGGCATTAAAGAAATCTCAGTTGACCAAGAAGTCAGAGAAAGAATGCATTCGTATTATGCTGGAGATTTTCAGTAATGATCCAGATGTACCAGAAGAGGTTCGTAATCTGAAACTGGCAGATATTGAACCAAAGTTTGATAGAAACAGGACATATGATTTGGCAACGAAAGTAAATTCTTGGGCAACATTGGTGCAGAATGGAGCAGATTTGCTCAAAGCAACAGAGCTGGCAGGCTTTACGACCGATGCACAGCAGTTTGTGCTGGACAGCGAGGAAATGGTCAATAAGCTTTTGGAAAGTAAATTGAAAGGATCAGAGCCTGTGGATACAGCATCGGAAGGTAAGGTTAATGATTCGGACGAACAGACAACAATGGATGGAAAGAATATGCCGGATATGTCAGATCAGCCGCAGGCAACTCCATTTGCCAATGCGTAGAGTGGAGGGATGAACGATGGGATTAACAAATTTTGATGAGTTAAATACTCTTTCAACGACCGAAACAATCAAGGACGATCGACACAAAGCCACCCGGAAGAAAATACCGATTCATGATTATTTTGAAAATATGCAGATCAGTGAGGAAGAGAAAGAAAAGCGTGTCCGTTTAGCAAATTTGCTGCTGGCGGATGTGCTTTTTTTATTTGCCTTGTCAAAACGAAACCAGGATAAACAGTATCTTTCAGAAGCATTTCAAAAGAGATACTTATCATCGGTGCAAAAGGTGGCAGAGCCGGATCAGAAAATGCAGCGATATATCCGGAAGGTGTGTGACAGTATTGTAGACACAACCTTAAAAGGTGGATCATTGACTACCAGCAAAGCGAATAAACCACAGGATCCCTATGTGGTTTCTGTGGATCGCGCCACCAATGTAGCGGAGAATGAAGCTAATGCTATTTTGAATGGGGATGAATACATTACTGCTGTGAAAAATGGCTGTACTAAGAAGAGGTGGAAGTCCTACCGGGATGAGAGAGTCAGGGCAGATCATGCGGATGTAGATGGACAGGTTGTCGATATCAGCCGCCCGTTTCGTGTTGGAAAATATATGATGATGTATCCGAAGGACGATTCTTTGGGAGCGGGTTTGGAAGAGATTGTGAACTGCCGGTGCTCGGTGGAGTATTTGCAGGATGACAAGCGGATATTAAAAGATGACGTAAAAAATGATAAAGATCAAGGCAAAGGTGAACAGACACTTTTTGTGGATGTTACAGAGGAATATTTGGAGCTTGGTAAAAAACTGGTGGGAACAGTGAGCGATGAGGAGGAATATGAAAAAGAAGGCAATACATATTCGGTAGATGGGAAAAATGTTGTTTTAGATTATTCAGAAAGTGAAAGGAGAATTGCACAGAGTTTGGCGGATTTACTTGGTGCAGATGTAAAAATGATTCCAAGAGTGTTGTATCCGCAAAAAGTATCAACGCCAGATATTTTTATAAATAATGAGCCGTATGATATAAAGGAGCCTATAGGACAGGGAAAAGCAGTTATATATAATATGGTTTCAAAGAAGAAAAGACAGGCTAACAATTTTGTTATTGATATTACAAAATGTCCATTGACAGTGGAAGAAATACGTGGACAGATTACGGATGTGTATCGTTCAAGTCATACAAAATTTATAGATAAGATAATTTTATCTAAAGATGGAAATATTCTCAATATTTATAAAAGAAGTAAAAAAGAGGAGTAGATGGCCTCGCCCAAATATGGGGGCAAGGTATCCACTCCTCAAAGATATCTTTTAGATATACTATCATTATATGGAGCAGATGTCAAATATATGTATGGCAAAAACAGACTTTCACACAATTCACATTTCCAATGTGTTATATTTTGTATAAGGAGAAATCCGAAAATTTAATATGATCAATGAAAGGCGTTTACCTCACAACTGAGATAAGCGTCTTTTTATTATGCGCTAGAGAAAGCGCAATACAAATTTCGCGGACAATCAGAAATCAGAGAAGATTTTAAAACGCAATGATGATCAGAGAAGATCTGAAAACGCAGAAATGAGGTAGTGATATGAGAAAGAAAGAGTTTATCCCGATGAATTTACAGTTATTTGCAGAGCCTCCTGCAGGCGGTGACGGTGATGCCGGAGATACATCTGCGACAGGCGGAAAGTCTGGCGAAGGATCAAACAAAGCAGATCCGGATGATGAGGGCGATGACGGTGTCAGCCTTGCAGAACAGGTGGCACAGCTTAAGGTGCAGAATGCAAAACTGAAAAAGGCAAATGATAAGGCAACCAGCGAAGCGGCAGGCTACAAAAAGCAGTTGCGTGAGAAGCAGACTGCGGAGGAGATTGCTTTGCAGGAAAAGGCAGAGAAAGAAGCCGAGAGGGAGGAACAGTTTCAGAAGCTGCTTCGTGAAAATACAATTACAAAGTTTGAGAAGAATTTCCTTGCACTTGGATATCCTGCGGATCTGGCTGCAAAGGCAGCGACAGCACAGTGTGATAACGACACTGATGAGCTTTTCAGTATTCAGCAGACTTTTATCGAGGAAAAGGAAAAAACAATGAAAGCTGATTGGATGAAGTCTATGCCGAATCCACCAGCTGGAAACTCAGATGATGATGAAGATGCTTTTTTGAAAGGTTTCAACATGTAAACAAAGATTTGAAAAGTGAGGTAGGATTATGGCAGTAAATTATGCAAGCAAATATTCACAGAATGTAGATGAGAGATTTTCTACAGGCTCCTTGACTAATGGAATTGTAAACGGTGAGTTTGACTGGATCGGAGTGTCCACGGTTAATGTGTATTCCATTCCAACATCAGCAATGAATGATTATTCATTGTCTGGTACAAATCGTTATGGTACGCCAGAGGAACTTGGCAACGAGACTCAGGAAATGACTCTTAAACAGGATCGTTCTTTTACTTTTACGATCGATCGCAAGAATTATGATGACACAATGATGGTGATGGAAGCTGGAAAGGCTTTACGCCGTCAGATTGATGAGGTTGTCATTCCGGAAGTAGATACATATCGTATTTCAACATTGGTTGCTGGTGCACCGGTAGCAAATGTAAAAACGCTTGCGACTACTAAGGAAAACGCTTATGAAGAGTTTTTGGCAGTGCAGGGCATTTTGGATGATAATGAAGCTCCACAGTTTGGACGAGTGGTATTGTGCACACCTGCATACTATAATAAGATCAAGCTGGATGAGTCGTTCACCAAAAAAGGTGATATGGCTACACAAATTGCAATTACCGGCATTGTAGGTGATATTGATGGGGTACCTGCTATTAAGGCTCCTACGAATAGATTCCCTAAAAATGTTGATTTTATCATTACGAATGCGATCGTTATGCCATCACCAGTTAAATTGCAGGAGTACAAGATCCATACAGATGCACCTGGTATCTCCGGTTGGCTTGTAGAAGGTCGTGTCAGATATGATGCTTTTGTATTAAAAGAGAAGGCATGTGCGATTGGTGTTCACAAGAGTGCAGAGTAGGAGGCGGAAATATGTATAGAGTTGAAAAAGATGGAATGACCAATGAGGTTGAAAGTAAGGTGCAGTTAGAGGCATTTCTCAACAGCGGATGGAAACAGTTAAATGAAGAAAGTCAGGCTGTTGAGAATGTTGAAGAGGATAAGAAGCCGGGCAGAAAGTCAAAGGCTGCTACAGAGTAAAAGGAGTAGGTTATGGTTGAGGAAGAGAAGGATGTTCTGACAGAAGAAACACTGATCAATGAAATTCTGTTGGAATTGAAAATTGAATTGGAAGTAGAATCTGAGCAGGATATTCTTCTCTTGCAGTCAAAGATCAAGGGGGCTGTGCGGGAGGTAAAGCAGAAACGCAATTATGCAGGACGCTACGCGGAGGAATATGTTGTAAATGACTTGCAGAACTACTTTTCTAATATCAAGAATCTTGCTATGTATGATTATGGCATGGTTGGTGGCGAGTTCCAGAAATCCAATTCGGACAATGGAATTTCTGTCAGCTGGGAAAGCAGAGACAGCGTTTTTGCGGGTATTGTACCGATTGCGCAGGTCTATTAGAGAATCAAGTGGTACGCTTGGCGATTCCTTAGAATCTCTCCTTATGTCAAGCAGGGCGGTATCTATGTGGAGGCTGGGAGCGATACCAATTATGGGGAGAGATGTTTATGCGAAAGCAGTTAAAGAGAAATAAGCGCAAAATGTATTATGCGCTGTATGATAAGCAGATGCCGGTAGGCGATGACGTGCTGGAGTGTAAAGCCGGATACAAGAAGCCAATGGCATTCCGGGCAAGCCTTAGTACGGGACAGAGCAATGCACAGGAGAATCCATTTGGAACATCGGTGGACTATGATCGCATTATCTGTAGCACAGATATGAGGCTGCCAATTACGGAAACAACGCTTTTATGGATTGGAAAGGAGCCGTCATATCTTGATGATGGTTCTGTGGATCCGTCCAGTGCAAATTATAAGGTGGCGGCACATCCGTTGGATGGAATGCAAAGCCTGCGCATTGCTGTGAAGCTGATTGCACAGAGTGTTGTGGAAGATAGGGAACAGGAAACAGATAACACTACAGAAGAGCCGGAGCAGGATACGGGTAGTGATTTAGAGGATTGGTAAAGGAGAGATTGAGTTATGCCAAATGGTACATTCTTAGATTTATGTAAGGATATTGTTGTTAAGTATTTTAATGAACACCATGATAAGACAGATGCCAAAGGAACAGAGATTACAAAAGATGATGTCTTTGTAGTTTGGAGTTGCAAGATTTTACAGAACAATAAGGCACTTGTCAGCACAACAGTTTCTGACGGTATGTATTATGAGATTACTCATAATGGAGATAAAAACGAAACATATGTAGATGCCTACAAGAAATGGGAAAATTTTTGTGTAAAGTAAAGGAGAGAGCGAAAATGAAGAAGTATATTGGTACAAAGATGATTGAAGCAAAACCTATGAACAGGGGGGATTACAATACATACCGTGGCTGGAATATTCCAAAGGATGAAAATCCGGCGGATGAGGGGTATTTGGTAATGTATTCCGATGGATATGAGAGTTGGTCACCGAAAAAGCAGTTTGAGGAAGCATACAGAGATTGCATGGGCATGACATTTGGTATCGCTTTGGAGCTTTTGAAGAAAGGGTGTAAGGTTGCTCGTGAGGGATGGAATGGGAAAGAACAGTACATTCAGTTAGCAACAAGCATTTCTTATAAGTCCGCAGATGACGAGATTGTAAATTGTGAGCATGAAGCAATCGGAAATAAGGCTATTGCCTTTGTTGGGACATCTGGCGTGCAGATGGGATGGCTTGCATCACAGGCTGATATGCTTGCTGAGGATTGGGTTGTTGTAGAATAATGTTCCAATGTAGCTCCTTTTATCGTATAATAGCGATGAAAGGAGTGTGATGTTATGGGGAAAAAGAATTATAAAAATATGAATTTCAACAATAAAGATGATTATTTGTATGCTTTATACGGCTTGATTGAGTATATCTATCCTCTGTTGGAAAAATATATTCGATATAATGGCCAGTTAGGCTTGTATTTAGAAGAAATAATTAAACAAAATAAGCAATATATTGATTTTGATATTTGTGAAGAATGGAAAGACAAAATACAAAATGTATCACATTGCTTACTAAAAGGTTTTGTGGATGAAGCAAGCACAGGGTTTTCTTATATTATGTTTAGAAAACTAATGAATAAAACTAAATACAAGTTATCAGATATACCTAGGGATGTTGATGAAGATTTAAAAGAGTTAAGAGATGTAAGAAATTGGACATTTCATTTGGCTCAAAGTGATTTTGTGGCATCTAAGGAAGTGTTTGACAAAAGTATTTCCCCTGAGTTTAAAAAATATATTGTTCATCAATTTAATCCTATAAAGATAAACAAATATCGTGTTGCAGAAACAATAATGATGGCAAGTTTTCATGACCATACTGCTCACAGAATTGAGGTATATGAGAAAGTATTTGATTTAATGAAAAATGATTTTGAAATTCTTTTAGGCGAGAAAATACAAATTGCAGAATGCATGAATGATATATATTATTTTTTGGACGATAATTTTGCAACAGCACAGTTATCTATGGCAATGCAAAAGAAAAAATATGATGGCAGTGATGAACAATATGAAAAAATTACAGGCAGGAAAAAGAATAAGTTGTAAAGAAATAATATTGTTAAAGTAGGTAGGATTATGTCAAAACAAATAAATTTTACCTACGACAGCCCATCCTCCATTGATGCTGCCATAAAACAAATGCAGGCATACCAGGAACAGCTTACAAATAAATGCCGTATCCTTGCCCAGCGTGTGGCGGAGATCGGTGTGGAGATCGCCAGAGTGAACATTGCGGACTTTGACGCAATTTACAGCGGTGAGCTGTTATCAAGCATTCGGGCAGAGTACAGTGGTTCTGTGCCGGATGGTGCAAGTTGGCTTGTGATCACGGATTGTCCGTGGGCGGCATATGTGGAGTTTGGTACAGGCGTCGTAGGGCAGGAATCCCCGCATCCGGATACTTCCATTGTGGGGTGGAAATATGATGTGAATCAGCATGGCGATATGGGTTGGTATTATTTTAAGGATGGCGAATGGCATTGGACAAAGGGAATGCCAAGCCGTCCTTTTTTGTACCAGACCGGTATGGATCTGCGGGAAAGAATAGAGGAGATAGCGAGGGAGGTGTTTGCCGGTGCTTAGCGTATGGAACAAGGTTAATAAGCGTATGATGCAGAGGCTGAAAACAGATCCGGATGCACCGTATCCGAAGTTGTATCTGACTTCTACGGATTCATCCAGTGCACCGACACAGTTTCCGTGTTTGTATATCAAATCGCTTGGAGAACCCACAGCAGGCAGAGACTTCCAGAATACGCAGTGCTACATCACATCCACGATCGAGTTACATGCGTATTCGGCAGCATCGCCAAATGGATCGCAGACAGAAGCGAGAAAGATCATGGATGCGGCAGGAAATGTGATGCTTAGCATGGGGTATGATCTGATTGCTGGTCCGTACCCAGATAACCGGGAGTATTTCCGGATCATTGCAAGATTTCGCAGGATTGTAGGGGACGGCGATGAGTTGTAAAAAATAAATATGGAATAAGAAGATCATTGATCTTTTTATGATAGAAACAGTAAATGAAAGGACTTCGAGATTTCGGGGTTCTTTTTGTTTTCCAAAAAGGAGGAAAAGCAGATGGATTTATCTACGATAGGAGTGAAATTTGGATGGGCTGTTGAGGAGACAGCTGGAACCAAGCCAAAGGCATTTACTTGGATCAAGCGATGCAGCAAGATTGCCGGGATCAATGTCACTAAAGATAAGATCGATGTATCCTGTTTTGAGGATAAGATCAAACAGTACATTGCTGGTGTTGGTGATACTGGTGGAGACTGGAATCTTAACTTCAACGGATCGAAAGATTTTGTTACGGCTTGGGATGCATTACTGGATGCATCTTTGGAAGGTAAGGCGGCAGGAAAAGCTACATGGGCAGACATTTACATCCCTGGCTTTGGTTCTTATTTTCTTAAGTTTGAACCGGGAGAGATTCCTATGCCGGATTTAGAACCTGGTAGTAAATTGGATATCCAGATTTCCAATGTCATCAATGAGTACGATGGACTTGGAGAATCTATTGAGCCAGTGGCAGCCTAAGCAGTTGCTAGAGCAACATGATATTTTTTTGAGGGGGGACAAATCAGTGTCCCCTTTCATGAGAAAGAAAAGGAGAGATTTGATATGAACATTACAGTGAATGGTAAAGAGTATATTTTGGAATATACATTTGAAGCAGCAGAGTGTCATGAGTGTATTGATGCAGCAATGGATATTTTTGGCGGCATGATGACGGCAAAGATTGACAGTAAACATTCGGAAGAGATGCAGGTGAGAGATTTTCTGATGAGTCTTTCAGATCTACCAAGAATGGCAATGGACATGTTTTATGCTGGTTTACTGGAAAATCACGGAACGGGCCCAGATGGAGACGGAACAATTACAAGTCGTGCAGATGCGAGATGTTTGTATAAACAGTTTTGCAAGGAAAATCCTGAAGATGAAAGAGCAACATCTTACTATGCTCTTTGTACTTCTATTGCAGAGCAGATGGAGAAAGATGGTTTTTTCAAGCGAACCGGAATGGAAGACATTCTGGAGAATATGGAGAGTCTGGTCAAGAGCAAACAGAAGAAACAGCCGAAGAAACCGATGGATCATCAGCGGAAGAAGCCAACCAAAGCGCAGAAAGCAGCAATGGAAGCGAGAGCGGAGGGCAAAGAAAACGATTTTCAGAGCTGATTTGGGAAGAATTTCTGCCAAAAGCTTTGCTGTATGGCTGTCCGTATGACCTGTTTTGGCACCTGAATCCTACCAAGCTGACGGCATTTCGTAAAGCATACGAAGAGAGATTGCAGCAGAAGGAAGATGCAATGTGGCGAAATGGTCTGTACACAATGCGTGCCATCAATGCTTGCTTTGGAGGGAAATACCCTGAGAAGCCGCTTTTTGAAGTTGGAGAAAGCAAGGAATCCTCCGAACGACAAGAGCATGATGGTTATACTGAACAAGAAATTAAAGAAGCTAGAGAAGCTTTGGTCATGCAATTACAAATCATGGAAGGACAGCAGCGGAGAGCAAAGCGTAAAAAAGAGTTATTTGAGCATTAAGTGGAGAGCAGCCCAATATGGGTTGCTCTCTTTTCTTTTACCGTAGGAGGTGCAGAATGGCAGCAATAGATAGTTTGAACATTAAGGTAGATGCGTCTGCTCGAAGTGCCAACGAACAGTTGGATAAGCTTGTAAAGAAGATGATGGAGTTACGCCGTACATTGGGCGGTCTTAATGCCAATGAACTTAACGCATTTGCGAGCGGTATGAGCCATTTTACCAAAGCAGCACAGGCATTGAGTGGCGTGAAAACTTCCGATTTTACGAAACTTGCAAAAGGCTTGGATAAGTTAGCAGATGCTAGAAAGTTGGAGAATACAGCACAATCTGTGGAAAAGTCAGCGGGCTCTTTGCAGGAATCTGTATCAATGGCACAAAAGGCACTGGGCTCCGGACTAAAATTTGATAGTAAGGGTATTCAGAATGTAAAGAAATCTGTCCAGTCCTTGGCAAATGAATTTTCTAGTGCAGGTACCGGTAATGCATTATCTAACAATTTGTCAGAAATTGAGAAAGAGGCAGATAAACTACGCAACAAACTGGATCAATTAAGTGAAAAAGAGCAGAAAGCGTTAGCAGTTGGAAATTCGTCACCAGAGAATAAAACATTCCGTAGTTTACAGTATGATATAGCTGTTTCTTTGAATAAATTATCAGAATTGGAACAGAAGATCTCACAGATGAAAACTCACAAGGTGCAGGATTTAGCATCCATTCCTATCATTCGCTCGGATGCTGGAAACGGATTTTCCGAAACAAAAGCTGTGGCCAAAACAATGCTAAATACGGGACGTGTGCCAAAAAGTGCTAAATATTCGGTAGATGCTTCGGCAGAGTCTTTGAAAGAGTCGCTAGAACAGGTGAATCGTGCAGAAAGTGCAGTACAAGGCTTTGCGGGAAAAATAGCAGAGGCGAAAGCTCAGCTTGCAAGTATTGAAAAAAGTGGGAAGAGTTTAGGAACTGATGAGTGGGATGAGGCATATATTGCATTACAGAAAGTAGTTAAAGAAGCCAAAGTATACAAAGCTGCCTTAAATGAGAGGGCAAATGGATTAGAGACAGATATTAAATCAACGGACAGCTTAGATGTAAAACTCCAGAAATTAAAAGTAGATCTCAAACAACTTAAAGCAGATGGTTTTGGATTTGGTGACAAGGCTTTTGATAATATTTACAAGGAAATCTTAAAGACCGATGGTGCTTTGAAAAAGTATAAGGCAGATTTGAAAGAATCTGTCAGTGGTGAACAGAATCTTAGTACATTCGATAGAGTGAAACAGGGTTTTCATTCCATTTGGACAGAATCTCAACAAGCAGGAAATTCTGCATCTAGTTTTGGTAGTAAGTTGAGAAGTTTTATGTCCTCATTGCGTGGAAATGCTGTGTCTGCGTTTGGAAGTCGTCTCAAAGCGTTGATTCCAATCTTTCATGGGACTACTAGCTCTACGGGAAATCTGATCAGCAAATTGGCTAAGCTGTATGTTGGATTCCGCTCTCTTCGAGGGATTGGTGAATATTTGCGTGGTGCCGTAGAATCATCCATGGATTACATTGAAGAATTTAATTATTTTGATACCACAATGGGGAAGATTGCTTCTGAATGGGGCAAGGAATACAAGAAATATGGTTACCAAAATGCAGAGGAATACGGAGAATCCTTTAAAAATCGTTTGACGCAAACAATGGGGAAAATGACCGGGTTTCAGATTGAAAACGATGGAACTTTGTCTGATCTTGGAAAAAAGAATCTTGGACTGGATCCGACACAAATGACCAACTATGCTGCCAGTGTAGCGCAGGTGACAAATTCAGTTGGAATGACAGGAGAAGCATCTGTGGTAACATCCGAAGCTTTATCTATGCTTGCCGGAGATATGTCTTCCTTCAAAAATCTTGATATGGATACAGTTATGAATAACTTTTCATCGGGATTACTGGGGCAGTCTAGGGCATTGTATAAGTTTGGTATTGATACATCAAATGCAACATTAAAACAGTATGCCCTTGCAAACGGAATCAAAAAGAATGTTTCGGCTATGTCACAGTCGGAAAAAATGCAGCTTCGTATGATAGCTATTTTGGATCAATCCAAGGTATCATGGGGAGACCTTGCAAAAACCATTAATTCGCCATCAAATCAGTTACGCTTATTGAATAATAATTTTAGATCGTTATCGAGAATAATAGGTGCTATAGTGTTGCCTGCAGTGGCAAAGATACTGCCATATATCAATGGACTGGTTATTGCCATTCGCAGACTTTTTGAGTGGACAGCATCCATGCTTGGAGTCGATTTAAGTAAAGTGATTGGCTCTTCCGGGGGTGGCTATTCAGATGCTTTTGATGGACTGGAAGATTCTGCTGACGATGCTAAGGATGCCGTTGATGATACATCGGATTCTGTTAAGAAACTGTCCAAGCAGCTCATGGGATTTGACGAGCTTAATGTGATCAATACTAATTCTGATAATACAAAAAAGGATGATGATAAGAATAGTAAGCCTATCGATCTTACCAGTCAATTGTCTAATGCTTTAGCTGATTACAAGACTGTTTGGGATAAGGCTTATAAAAATATGACTAATGATGCAGAAAAATTTGCCGATAAGTTGACTAAGTTATTTAAAAAAGCTTGGAAGTCGGGGAATGGTACAGACATTGGCTCTGCCATTGCTGGCTGGCTCAATAAGGGGATTTCATGGGTCAACGACAATGTGGACCAGTTTGCAAAAGGGGCGAAAAAGGTTGCCAAATTGCTTGCAACTGCTATCAATGGGTTTGTAGCTAAACTTGATTGGGCAGGACTTGGTAGTGCTATTGGAAAATCCATGAAAGCGGCAATTGAAGCAGAAACAACATTCTTTTCGACAGTAAATTGGTTGAATCTTGGCAAAGCTATTGCCACAACACTTAATGCTTGGATCGATACCGGTGTTATTCAATCGTATCTCAAGGGCACGGCCACCAAAATAAGAGCAGCTATTGAACTGGCTTTCGGAGCTATAAAAACATTTCATTTCAGTAGTCTTGGCACTGCCTTGGGACAGGGGATTAATGATGCGTTTGCAGTCATGAATAAAGTCAACAAAAAAACTGGATTAAATGGTTGGCAGGAGCTTGGTCAGACTATTTCTGGGGGGATTTCTGGAATCCTTACATCCATCTCAACGGCACTGAATACTGTGAAATGGGATAGTGTGGGGCAAGCAATTGCAACTGCAATTGGTTCTATTGATTTTAAGGGAATTGTGTGGAATCTTAGGGATGTTGCTATAAAAATATTAGGGGCACTTGCGGAAGCGATAAAAGGTGCTTTTGCACAATCTCCAGTCGAAACAGCAATTGTTACTGCGTTAGGTTTTATTAAGCTTTCAACGCTTACCACAAAATCAATGGAGAAGGCAGCAACTAAAATATTGAAAGTGCTTGGTATTTCCTTAGAAAAAGATGAGACAGCATTAACAGTATTAGGCGGCAAAATAAAAGGTGCTATAGAAATAGCATTAGGCAAAGTGAAGGACTTCGGAATGAATTATGTCAAGCCATTGGCGGGGAAAATAATGGGTAAAATTGCAACTGCAGTTGGAGCTGAAACAGCTACAGTGAGTGGAATCGCAAGTGCAATTGGAACTGGAATTACAACTGCCTTTGCACAAGTTCCAGCGCTTATGACAGGAAGTCTTTCTGGGCTAGCGACCGCAGGCGCAGCGGCAACAGCGGCAACAGTGGCAACAACGCTTGTAGCAGCAGTAGCGGCGGTTGGTATTGGTGCAAAGATTGGAAAATCCATCGGCGATGAACTTGTTTCTGAAGATATGAAACAATATCAGGTTGATTGGAAGTTTTCAGATTTTATTCATTTTACCGATGATGATTGGTCAGATTTCTGGTCAGCGTTTGCTGATTGGTGGGTAGATGTGCAGGATTGGTGGGGAAATAAGGCATTAGCGATTAAAACAACTTTTGGAGATTGGAAAAAGAGTATTTCCGGTTGGTGGAACGGTGTTAAGGCTTGGTGGGGTGATAAGTATGTGACTCTTAAAGCTGCCGTACAGGAAAAAGTAGATGGGGCGTTGGACAAGGTAAAAGGTGCTTGGAACGCTATTAAGGACAAAGTATCTACATTGACAGCAGATGCCAAGGAAAAGGCAGCAGGGGCATTAGCAGCACTTAAATCCCGTTGGACGGCCATTAAGGATAGCAAAGCTGTTAAGATACTTGCGCAGACAGGTAAGGATATCATTGATAAGGCGAAGAAGTCTTGGGATGCTATCAAATCTGGACAGGCAACAAAGACCTTGAAGGAGAAAGGTAAGAGCGCAATCGAAAAGGTGTCTAGGATTTGGAATAAAATCAAGGACAGAGAAGTAACCCAGACTCTCAAACAGGAAGGTACGAAAGCATTTAATAAAGTCAAAAAAGCTTGGGATAGCTTGACTGATAAGAAAATTTCAGTCAGTCTCATTACGGATGCTGTGAAAAGTGGAATAAAATTGATCATTGATTGGATCAATAAGTATATTATCGGTGCGATCAATAAGATCAAGGTTTCGATTCCTAAGTGGGTTCCTAAAATTGGAGGTAAAGATTTTGGTTTTAACTTAAAAACGATAGCAATGCCTAAATTTGCCACGGGTGGATTCCCGGAGCAGGGTCAGTACTTCTTGGCACGAGAGAAAGGACCGGAGCTTGTAGGTACGATTGGAAATAAGACTGCTGTAGCCAACAACAATCAAATTGTACAATCCGTGTCAGATGGTGTATTTAATGCTCTTAATCCTGTGCTTACTCAAGTGTGCAATGCTATCAACTCTATGGGGAATGGATCAAGTGGACAACCTTTGTATGTGGAGGGCGTATCAGATGGAGATATCGTGCGTATAACCACCAAGGCGAATACCGATCATAAAAATCGATTCGGAAAACCGCTGTATATATAAGGGGATGGCATACACAACCGAGAAGAGAATGTATGTTCGCTTCTCGGTTGACTTTTTAATTTCTTAATGCTACACTATATCTATAATATAAAATGTTATAGATATAGTGTAGCATATTAATAGATAAGTAAAATAACATGAGTGATCAACATGGTAATGAATAACCATGTTTTTTTCATAAAGTGTTAGACACGGGGTTATATAAAGTTTTTTGAAAGAGGTGATATGCATGAGAAGTGCTTTGGATATTGCAAGGTATGTTATTTGGTATTGTGGTCGGAATGGTTTTGCTATTAGTAATTTAAAACTTCAGAAAATGTTATATTTTATACAGGCAGAATTTTTGGTTGAAACAGGGTCGCCTTGTTTTTTCGAAGACATAGAGGCGTGGGATTTTGGACCAGTTGTTCCAGAGGTTTATAGAGAATATAAAATATTTGGAAGTTCAGATATTCCTACATTTATTGTTAATAGAAGAGTTTCATTAAGAAGCAATGAAATGGATTTAATAAATGGAATGGTCGATGAATGTTCCCAATATACGGCATCGCAATTGGTTGAAATCACGCATAGTCAAAAACCATGGAGAGTTGCATATGACAGAGGTAGAAACAGAGTAATAAGTAATGATTCAATTAGAGAATATTTTAGCGATATATGAGGATGATTATATGATAAGAATAGATCCAGAAAAAGGAAATAATAAAGGAACAGCACAACATGAATTGAATCAAGATATCTACTCGGAGATGTCTAGTCAGATGTTTAATATTTGCGAACAATTGTCTGGTAAATGGAGCAATGATGTTGATAAAAAAAGTGAAAATGTAGTGCGTGATTTGGAAGAATATTTGAAAAAGCATGAAAGGATATTATATTCTTCAATATCAAATTATATATTTGGATTATATGGAGATGATTTATCTGAGGAGTTTGGTGATGAAAAAATAGGAAATATGCAAACAAATATTACAAGTGTTTTTCAGTATGCATATGGAGACAAGTTTAAGTCTTTTATCAATTCTAAAACTGAAAAAGAAAAAAGATTATTAAAAAAAATACCAGCAATTACTCTAAAATTGTTGGATCATATTAACTTGGCTTGTCAGCAGTGCAGTTCTCTTAAGCAAACGGATGAGGAATATAAGGAAAAAATTGATAAAAGCATAGTTCCATTTAAAGATAAATTACAAAAAGAGATGAATGCTCAATTATTGACGCTTGTAGGTATATTTACAGCCCTTTCTTTTTTGTTGTTTGGTGGAATAAGCTCTTTGGAAAATATATTTGCTGGAATACAAACTACTTCAATTTTGAAGTTAATTATTTTAGGTTGCATATGGGGATTATGTTTAGTAAATTTGATTTTTGTTTTTTTGTTTTGTGTGGCGAAAATGACAAATTTACCATTTGCATCAACGAATAAGGATGGAACTACAATATTTAAAAAATATCCTATATTTTGGTGGACCAATTATATCTTGGTGTCGATATTTATTATTGCAACAATACTGTTATATTTCCAAAAAAATCAAATGCTAGAATGGATTTATAAAAAATGCGCGGAAATACCGGCTTTAGTTTGCTTCGCAAGTTTTGTATTGATATTTGTTATTATGATTGCCGTTGAGCGTTTTTTGCAAAAGGCATGCAATGAAAAGGAATATTGATGGTTTCACACAATTCACATTTTAGTCATGTTATATTGTTATCAGAGATTTAAGGCACTCACCAAATGGTGGGTGTCTTTTTTGTGTGCAAAATAAGGAGGATGGTTGAATCATGGCTTATTCCGCATCTAAGGGATTGCTTGCTTTGCCGATAGATTATAGCAAAAGTAGTGGCTACACCTATCAGAAGCTATCGTACAAATACATACAGCCTAATGGTGCGTTGACTATTACCCCTAATCAGATGCAGGATCTTGATTCTTACGTAAATGGTGACGGCTATTTGAAGCGTAAGGTGTTGAAACACAGTCGTACAAAGATTGAGTGGAACACGCCATATTTGACTTATGAGGATAAATGTAAATTGATCTTGGCAATACGAAAGGGGTATAAGCAGGGGGATGGTGACTACTCTTCTCGAACTATTCGTGCAAGGTACTACAACGACTGGGAAGATGATTACTCCACGGGTAAGTTCTATATGCCTGATGTACAGTTTCAATATGGCGGGTTGTATCACGGAGCACCAATGTATTTGCCAATCCGTTTGGCGTTGATTGAGCATTAGGAGGATGATTGTAATGATTGAATTGACTGAACAGCAAAAAAGAGCGTTCTACTCACAAGGGTATTTTAATCGATACAAAATGTATTTTCCGGATCTTGATTTAACGATCGATAATGAAACAATCCACACAGAATCTGTGAAGATTGAAGAGAGTATTTGCAGTAATGAAGATTTAACGCTTGGTGGCTGCATTGCATCTTCGTGCGAATTTGAGGTGTCAGAGATCTTGCAGAATGATCTTAGTGGTATAGAGTTTATGTCTACGTTGGAGACAGTGGACGAAGAAGGCAATGCTGTGGCAGAGATCCCAATGGGAAAGTATCGTGTTTATTCTGTAGGAATGGTGGACGATAGGGACTATAAGAGAGTTGTGGCATATGATGCGATGCACAATGCTTCTGCTAGTATATCTGATTGGTATGAGGGATTATTTCCGGTGATCTCATCGAACGCGGTCACTAAGACCGATGATAATGGCACCGAGATCACGGTAATAGTGAAAAACTATGGGACGACCACGCTTAAAGCAATGCGCGAATCATTGTTGCAGCACTTAGGGATCCCGTATGAAGAGCAGTCATTAGTCAACGATGATATGATCGTCAGCAAGAGTCTGCAGCCATCGGGAGATAATTGCACCGGATTAATGATGCTCAAGTGGATGTGCGAGATCCACGGCGGTTTTGGCCGGATGAATCGTAATGGCAGATTTGAGGTAACGACCTTGCAATCTTCCGGGCTGTACCCGGATGAAGATCGGTACCCGGATTTAGACCTGTATCCGGAGAATGGCAATGCATCCTCAGTTGCGCTTGGCATTTCGGACGAGAAACCGAGAGCAGAGTACATAACGGCAAAATTCGAGGAATACATGACAAAATACATTACCGGCATCAATGTACGTACAGAGGACGATGATGTTGGATGCACAGTCGGAACAACGGAAAATCCATATATCATTTCCGGAAATGCTTTGCTATTTGGAAAGACGGCCGCAGAACTAAAACCAATAGCCGAGAATATTCTGAACGTAATCAAGGATATTATTTACCGCCCAAACACAACGGAGCTGATCGGGCTGCCATATGTAGAGGTTGGAGATGTATATTCAGTTGAAAAAGAAGACGTGGTGGAATCCTATGTGCTAAGCCGCACACTGTCCGGCATTCAGTTATTAAGGGATACCTACGAGGCAAAGGGTAGTGAAACACGATCCAATAACGTGAGCGATTCTTCGGAGTTGATCCGGACGAAAGCCAAGATCCTAAAGATTCAAAAAGATATTGATGGCGTGCGGATTGAGATGTCAGATCTGGAAGAGGAGACATCATCACAGTACGAGCAGACCAACAACAAAATAGTGCTTAAGGTAATGGACAATGGCAATCTCGTACAAGTCAGCTTAGGATCTGACCCGGAAAAAGGTACAGAGTTTAAGGTGGGAGCCAACAATATCGAACTGTCGGCGGACGAGGTTATTGAACTGTTATCTGGTGGCACGATTAATTTGTCGGCCGGCGAGGGAATAACCATTGAGGCCCCGAATTTTCAGTTGAGCAAAGAAATCATCAAGATACTGACTAAGAATTTCACGCTAGACGAGGATGGCAACGTAACAGCGGCCAACATTACGATCACTGGCGGCAGTATCAAAATTGTATCAGACAGCAATGAGCCTTTGATCGAGATGCAATATGGTACTGGTGATAATATGGTTACGGCCGGATTGTCACCAGAAGGCGTGTATTATACTTCTGTAACGGACACGTGGGAAGAACGCAGCACTAGTGGTCTGATGACAAAGTATCGCACAGCAGTCAGTACGGAGCATAAAAACGGAACATGGAAGACAAACATGATAAAACAGCATACATTTGGCGATGCGCAGGACTGGGAGACAATCGAAGAGTACCCTGCGGCAGAAATTGCTTACCATGCTGTAAGTGGCAAGGAGATAAATCGCTTTTACAGCGCGCAGGTGAGCAGTTATTTCGCTTCCACGGCACCATTTTTTGACGCTGTTGATCTATGGAAAATTGATACGATCAATTGGGTTATGGCGAATGGATTTACCATAAATGATGCCTATACATCATGCTTTAAGCTGGCAGACGGCGTGGTGCATCTTGCCATGGATGTGAGAGGTGCGATTCCGGCCTGTAAATGGACAACGGTAGCGATGTTCCTGCCGGATGTATTTGCAGGATTCAACATTGCACCGGTGACGGCAAATGTCAAGCAAACGGTCATGTATCCCATCTTGACTTCGCAGTCCGGAGCTGGAGCACAGGCGGTAGCACGGTTGACCTTGATCGGACCGGAGGTTGCCATAGAAATATATCAGTATGGGACCGCGGCAGCAGATTGGGCGCAGATAACGATGGACTACTGCGTTGGATTGAAGGAGGGTGATTAACGTGTACGAAAAAGTAACGCATGATCCGATCGGATGGAAAAACAAGCGTGTAGGGGGTACTAGCCTATCCGCTGAAAACATCAACAAAATGGACGAGGACATCACCAAGATAGCAACGCAACTGGACAATGCCTACCAAGATTTATCGGGCAAGATCGAAGATACGTCAATGCTGGTAGATACTATCAATGGGGAGGTGATCTAGTGGGAACCCTGAAAGAAAAGCTAAGCTATCTGTCGGAGACGAAAGAAGCAATTAAGCAGGCCCTTATCAAGCAACAAGTAACGGTGACGGATGAAGATACGTTCCGGAGCTATGCAGATAAGATAGCCGGGATAGAGGGTGGCGGCGGGGGCAGTAAGGTTATAAGTACAATGCCGGCAAGTAACGCTGGAAGTATCAATACTGACAATATGATCGAAATATGTTCAAGCGATGGTGCAAATTATTCGAGTGAGATCGAAATACAAAACATCATGGCTAACAGGTTTTTTGCAAACGCAGAGGAAGCACAGGGTTATGCGTTTGCAAACTCGATATATAGCAGTGACAGACAGCCATGGAAAGCTTTTGACGGAAACACATCGACATTGTGGTCGACTGAAAGCACGGACAACCAGGACGGAAAGTATTTAGGTTACAACTTCCACGATGTGGTGTATGAGGCAATAATCAGTTTGACGCTAAGTGCGGATAACGCAGGAATACCTAAATTCAAGATACAAGGATGCGAGAGCGCTACCATAGATGAGAACTCAGTTTGGGAAGATGTATCTGATGTGGTGGAATTAGGTTCCTATGAATCTACGCAAACACGAACCTATAGTGTAACTAATGGAAAAGGATATTGCGCATTCCGTGTGCTGTTGCTTGCAGGTGGTAGGCAAAGCAGTACATATGGATGGGCGATATACGAAATGAGCATAAAAGGTAAAGAAATGGAGGGATAATATGCTGACTAATAACTTTTATCTTGCAGTAGCAGGGAGACTTGCAAATTATACAGAATTAAATAGGTATGACATGGTAAAGACAGATGGAAAGAAAGTGACAGATAAATCTTCCTACGTGGATACAGACAACTTCAATCCATATCAGTATGGAAACATGGCATATACAGCAGATAGAGATCAATTAACAGGCACAGGAAGTCCAGCAATAGGGATCATTATAGGTGATGGAACTACTCCGCCAACTGTTGATGACTATAAGCTGGAAAATCAAATAACAGATGGATTTGGCTGTGTCGCTTCATATCCGTCTGACATGAACCAAGTTTATAAGAGCCGGGGCATGATCATATGCGCCAGCATCACGAACAATCAAGCTGACGATCTAGTGATCAAAGAGATTGGATATATCAGATCACAAAGTACGTATTGGACATGCCTATATGACCGCACGGTACTGGAAGAACCGATCACAATTGCACCAAACGAAACGAAAACTATAGAATATAGGCTTAAAATGCCACAGCCGTAAGGCGGAAAGGAAGGTACATTATGGACAAATTACAAATTTATGCAGCACAGTTAGGACTGTCAACAATAACGGCAACCATTGCGTCAAAGTGTGGATTGCTTGGATGGATGCTAGTGGCGGTAGCTGCAGCAATGGTCATTGATTTTCTGGCCGGCATGGCCGCAAGTGCCAAGGAGGCAGTGGAACACCCGGATGATAAGTCATACGGATGGAGCAGCAGGAAAGGAATGATAGGGATCTTCAAGAAATTTGGTTACATACTTGTCATTGTGGCATCAATGATCGTAGATTTCCTGATCTATAAGCTGTCAGGAGTATTGTCGGTCACTCTTCCGATGACCATGTTCTTCTCTACGCTGGTCACAGCGTGGTTTATATTGAATGAATGCTTATCAATTACAGAAAATGCCGGGCGCATGGGCGTTAAGGTGCCGGCTTTTCTGACAAAAGTGATTGCTGTCCTGAAGGGAACAGTGGAACATGAAGGGAATATATTGAAGGAAGATACAGAAATGGAGGAAACAGACTATGAAGAAAGAACATGACGTTAGAATTGACAGAACGAAGCTGCACCCTTGGCTGGATTATAAATTGACGGTGCTGCTGAAAAAGTGCGCAAAAAAGAAAATATATTTGATCATCACAGAAGGATTTCGGACGAAGAAATATCAAGATCAGTTGTATGCTAAAGGACGTACAAAGCCGGGCAAGGTAGTAACGAACGCAAAAGGAAGCACATACTCTAGTCAGCATATGTGGGGCATTGCGTTTGATATTGCGATTCAGTACAAAAAGGATCTGTATGATATTAACACGATCAAGAAAGTAGCAAAAATTGCTAAAGGTATCGGACTTGGTTGGGGTGGAGATTGGAAATCCATTGTCGATACGCCACATTTCTACTTGCCAAAATGGGGTAGCACGGCAACGGAATTGAAAAGAACTTACAAAACACCGGAAATGTTCAAAAAATCATGGACAAAGAGGGTGGTAAGAGATAAAGGACTGCTGCTCTGGAAAGCCACAAGTAAATTGACCGGTAGCTATTTGCGAATTCCAAAGGGGGCAAAAGTTGAAGTTCTTTTTGTGAGTTCCAAATCTTGGTATGCTAAAGTACGATACAAGGGAAAAGTAGGTCACGTAAACAAAAAGTTTATAGAATAAACAAGGTTTATATGATAAAATAGGTTTGTTACCGCCTCCTAGATTGGTACGGAAGGGAGGTGAACTGCGTGGAATATATCATTTCTCTTATTGTCACTGTTGCGGCTGGTGTAATTTGCCATTACATCATCAAATGGTTGGACGGTGACAAATAGTCGGTAGCCAGCCTGTGGAATTAAGCCTTTCCACACCAAAAAATAGGAATAGAAAACCCCGGTGCTGGAACACCGGGGTTTTTGTTTTGAAGTCGAACTGCATGGACTTCTCATTTCTCTTTGCCTATTGGCATTATAGCATATGCAAAATTCAAATACAATATACAAAAATTAGATATTGGTCAATTTTTCTGAATTTCCCCTATACTATTCTAATTATTCTATTCTTATCTATACTTAATCTATACTTAATCTATACTTAATCTATACTATACTAATCTAATCTACTTATGAGACCTAAAAGTAACCATTTGACAACCAATCTGTAACCAAAGATTCTAATTATGTATTTTGACGTATTTCATTTTTATTGTAAATACAGTATCTTTAGTGCCAGTAAGTGCTCTAGTCATTTCCTCCGGCTTTTCTATAGTCCCATATACAGTGATTATATCATTGGAAAGCAATTTAGGCGTTTTAGCTGCACGCTCGTCAAATACTACATACTCATCATCTGCATATATATCATATCCACTATAGGAATAGCATCTCAAAAATCCCTGCGTGAACAAACCATCTTCGGAAATTTGGTTTATTTGGCATTTGAGTTTGATTTTTTTGCCAACGTATTTGTTTGGATTGCGCATTACCTTTTTGTAGTTATATGTTTTACATGCATTTATGAATTTTGCCTTTTTTGCTTTAGCAGCTTTCTTTTCCTTAGCCTTAATCTGCTTCGGTGATAATGTTGGCTTAGCCTTCGCTGCCTTTTTAGGCTTTGCCTTTTGCTTAGATTTTGCCTCTTGCTTGGGCTTTGAATTTGTCTTGCTTTTTTGTGAGTCTTTTTTGACTGCTGGTGTGTTAGTAACTTTGTTGGACACGGATGTACTATTTGTATTTTTAGTATCAGAATCTTTATCCGAATTACCGCATTGATATAGTAATGCACATACTAAGAAAAATATTATAATAGACCATAGGCATCCATGTTTCTTTTTCTTTGGGACATTATTGATATTTTGAACCCCGGCACTCTGAAATCCATTATTAGTTGGTTGAACCGGTGGAGTTTGTTGGATTTCTACCCTTATTCTGCAATTATCGCAATATGCGAAATCCTTGAATATGGGATTTCCGTTTATGTCAGTTCCACATGCTTCTTGACCAAAACGCATTTCTTGATTACATTTTTTACATTTCATTGTGATTCCTCCTTATTTTTGCAATCGTAACTCAATTAGTTTTTTTTCATAACCAGTTAAACGACTTAGACAATATGTAATGACCTCCACTTTGTAACTTCGTGGATTTACCTGTATACT